GCAACAACTGCATAGCAATATGCAGTTGTTGTCAAAACTAGGCGTTAGCCTTGTTGTCGAGTCCCAGTGGCCCTTCCAAGGGCCCACAGATCGATTACCGTGGTCACGAGACTTACCCAAGTCTCAATGCTCTTCTGGGAAAATAGCCCGTTGTGCAGACTACCCGCTGAGAGTGCAAGATCCCAATCAGTGATCTTGACAGCCCTCTTAACCAATTTCACCGTACCGTTCTTCACGGGCACGGGGGAATCGGATCGCAAAGTGTTATTCAACACACATAACGCGATCCCCCATGGGTTATGGAGAATCAGCGGTGGCTTCCTACCAAACTTGGATCCACTGACGGCCGAGGCCAGTCGCCCGCAAAGGGAAACTAGCTGAAAGTCGTTATGGGAACCAAAGTTGCTTAGTCGAAAACCAGCCGGTTTACTTGTATACGTATCATATGCCTTCGGAATAGTCCCTTTCGGGAACGCTACCCGTGGTACCTTGATCCCGTCCCGCAATGAAGCGGAGGGAGGTACAAACGCAGGTGAAGCGATATTGTCCAGAAGACAAAGTAACGTACGCGTGAGCGGAATTGCCTGATTGGCACTCCACTCAGCAAGCCGGTTGAAAGCTGAATAACGATCGTGTGGAGTTTCGAGACACTTTATATAGATGCCCCGAACGTTGGCACCACGAAAGGCGTCAACACCACACGACTCGCGAAAGTATCCGGTAGAAAAGGATTTATCCGGATTAGGTATGAAGCCCAGCATGCTGAGCAACATACAAACATCTTGAAACACATGGTTCACAACCACGATATCGTCCCCATTGACCGCATAAGTATCTGGAATATCCAGGTTACTCAAGGGTGTGCTGGAGGCAATAAAGGGCAATGAATGCATCTCATAGACGACTTTCACGACAACACAAAATATCAACGTTTGCAAGCTGAACGTGTACCCGTTACCCATAGAGGAAAACAGGTGCAAATCCAGCAACTCGCCGTTAGGCAAGTGCACACGTTTGCTCCGAAAGCTGTCCATGATGGCGAGAAATCTGCCATCACAGACATCACGGAGCATCGCAGTGGAAATAGTATCGCTGGCCGAGGATAGGTCGATTGTGGCAAAACTGCCATCAACTGACCCGTCCAGAGCAAGCCTCGCGTTGCGCGCCTGTTGGTGATCGAGGTTAATCCCGAAGTCCCGAGAAAGCAGCGCACGTATGAAGCTATCTAAACCTTGCTGGAAGAACATCTCCAGGGTAGGCTCAGTGCAAATACATCTGCTAATTGTGTTGTTCTTTGCAACAAACGAAAGTTTCGAGCCAGCTACTATTGCTATTTCGCCAAATGCACTAGAGCGAAGGCCTGAGGCCTGTCGCTCATCGGCATTCATGGACGAGAATAATTTGTGATAATAGCTGAGGCTTGCATTCGCGGTAGTGATCTTTCCAGCATACAACTTTTGATAATGAGTGACGCCGGAGGCAGAAACATTAGCCCCCTTGCCAAACTTACCCTTAAGCCATATGTCGTATGGTTCACAGGCAGCGTCGTATAACTTAGCCGTATAATGTCGAAACCAGAAACGGAACCTATCATAAAGGTAGGCGCGCTTCCAGGTCGAAGTATCAGGCACGAGCCACGTCGCACACCGAGAATTCATCGAAAGGAAAAGATCAAGCGCGGCAGCGTTAGCTGCCGTACTACTTTCCTCCACATATTTTTTGAATAATGAGGAGGTGAGTTGCCGCGCTGCGCACTCCTGTCGTTCACTGAACGAGGGCGAGGCAGCGTACAAGTCACGAGCGAGCTCGTTGGAAAGAGCGTCAGAGAGATTTCCCATGATCGTCACCAAATGCTATGATGGATTGAAGTAAGGTTAGGTGATACCAGTAACTAAGGTATCACCGATGGCTGCTGGTGAGGCGGTAATGAAACCGGCTAACAGCGAAACCATGGCCCTTACGTTAGGCGAATCATACGTGTCGGCACCTGCCGCCACGTTGAAACGACAATCCACACTGCTGACTGCTGGTGGTTGACCAGCAGCAGGCGTCGTACCCTTACGCACGAGAATTCTGTGCGTATTGAGCGGGACGTTTTTCAGCAACGCATTGGCGACGGCCAGAATTGGGAACGTCTTAAAACCCTTCGGCCGAATCCATGTTAAAGTAAATGGACTGGACGGCGAGTGTACAGTGACTCCCGCCTGGGTCCCACCGGCCGCAGTAACTGCCATTTGCTTACCAAATAAGGTAGGCGCTTGGTCAGCTGCCAAAGTATAGGTGGGGGATGTAAACCCAGTTTGGGCACCTCCAGTTATGGAGGTAGGTAATGTAATAGACATATTTATCCTTTTTAGGGAATGTGTTAAAGGGAAACCAACGACTTGGAGAGTCTTCTAGCAGACGATGCGAGCGCGAGGACATTTAGCCACTCGGACACGTTCGGGATACTAAAATCCACTGGTGGGACATCGATTTGGTTACCGGAGAGGATTTCACGTTTGAAATCTACTGTGGTACGGGTTACTGATCCCGGCTGGAAAGCCGAAACAAGCGGACCCGAAACCTTTTCAATTTTTCGTTCAACCGTCGCGATAACTTTCGTCGACCGATTATGAAAGATCATAGTCGGAGTTGGTAGTGTCATTGCTTTTAAAACGGTAC